GATCTGAATTATTTCCGGGCCATTTCTCTGGACGAGGATGGCGGGGCAGAGGCAATCACAGCGCCTGTGGATATCGCAGCGGCCAAGGATGACTTTGACACACTGCGGAAGGACATCTACGATTTCGGTCAGGGAGTGGATAAAAACAGTGACAAACTGGGTAACAGCCCTTCCGGCATCGCTCTTAAATTCATTTACTCTGGCCTGGATCTGAAATGTAACCGCATGGAGAATGCATTCAAGGCAGGCATGGAGCAGCTGTTCGGCTTTGTGGACAAATACCTGGAACTGATCGGGGCCGGAGCCCATCCGGGCTGCGAGATCGATGTGACATTTAACCGGGACATTGCCATTAACGAGAGCCAGGCCATTACCGACTGCGCTACATCCAAGGGTATCATCTCGGATGAGACGATTATCAAAAACCATCCATGGGTCGAGAATGCAGCGGAAGAGCTTGAGAGATTAAACGCCCAGCGGGAGGCTGAGAAGGCGGAATTATCCGATATGTTCCCGCCGGACCCGGATGACGAGGAGGGTGAAGCTTAATGGGATACTGGCAGGAGCGCCAGGAGGCCATGTACAAGGCCGGAGAGATGCGGGTTAACAAATACTTTACCCGTCTGGAAAAAGCCTTTAATCAGACGCGCAGAGAACTCCAGAAGACCATAGATGCTTTTTACTTCCGGTATGCAGAGGAAAATGGTCTTTCCTTTGCAACCGCCCAGAAGAAGCTGGATGCAGAGGAACTGGGAGAGCTGCGGGACTTTATCGATCTGGCCATGCAGAATATTGGGCGTTACAATCAGCAGGTCAATAATATGTCTATCAAGGCCCGGATCACCCGCTATCAGGCTCTGGAAGCACAGGTAGACGCGATTCTCCGGCAGCTGTATGCCATCGACTATGGGGCAGAGGCGGAAAAGACCATGCAGGAAGTCTATGGGGATACTTACTACCGTACCTGGTACAATGCAGATCAGTATCATGGTTTTCACGCGGAGTTTGCACAGGTAAGCCCAACTGTTGTGGAAAAGCTTCTGGAATATCCGTTCAATGGTGCAGCATTTTCCGTACGGCTCTGGAAACAGAAGGACCATCTTCAGGCCCAGCTGATGGAAGCAGTGACCACGATGCTGATCCAGGGCAGACACCCATCCACGCTGACTAAGGATTTTGCCAAGAAGATGCAATCAAAAAAGTTCGATGCTTACCGGCTCCTGCATACAGAGAGTTCCTTCCTGATGAGTGAGGCCACCCACGCCGGATACAAAGAGGATGGTGTGGAGAAATATGAGATCCTTGCCACACTGGATAGTAAGACTTGCAATGTTTGCGGAGAACTGGACAATAAGGTGTATGAGGTTGGAAAAGAGGTCACTGGCGTTAATATGCCTCCCTTCCACCCATTGTGCCGCTGTACGACTGTCCCGCACTATGATGATACTCCGACCGAAGGATTGACCAGAGTGGCCAGGGATTCTGAGACAGGAAAGAACTATGAGGTTCCAGCAGATATGAGCTGGAAGGAGTGGAAAAAGGAGTATGTTGATAAGCAGGAAGAGAATCAGAAGCGGAAACAGCAGGCATACAGACCAGTTTCAAGAGGTGAAAGCACATTTGTGGAGATAAAACCAAACCAGAAAATCAGCATTCAAAAGGTTGATGGTTATTCGGATAAAGTTTATATATCGGACAATGCAAGCATCAAACCACGTGCACTGCACACGATAAATCTGCATACGCAAAGGGCCTTAGAACAGTGGGGAATTCCTTTAGAGCGAAAACCGAAAATAGTCATCGTTTCTCCGGATGAGCTGCCAACAGCTTATGGAAAATATGATGCAATAACTAACACTGTGTATTATATTCCACAGATTGTCGATAAAAAAGTTGTGGAAAAATTGGGAGATGTAGAGTATCACGAAATGTGGCACATGAGGCAGGCAGAAAACTTCCGAAAGAAACATGGCGAGATCATTCGAGAAAATTATGGGAAATACATAGAATATTCTTGCCAAAAGGCGAAGAATGTAATTGACCAAGCTGGAATTGATCGGTATAATGTTGGTGAGATTAGTGATTATGCTAAACAAATGTATAACCGACAGCGATATGATGAAGTTGAGGCTGAGTATATGGTAGCAAACAGAAAGAAGGTGTGATCAGTGGCGTTTCGTCGGTATCCTGAAGAGATTGAAAAGTTATTTAAGATATGTGAACCCTATGAAGACAGGGTTGAAAATGGAGAGCTTAAAGATGCACCCCCAGAAGTAATAGAGGCATTTGAGAAAACAAAAAAATGGGCTTGGGAACAGGAACAGTAGATACCACCAGTCAGTAATGGCCGGTGGTATTTTTGTACGCAAAATTAAGGAGGAATTACGATGGGAAGTCAGGAATTTTTAAACATCTGCAAAGCCAAGGTAGCAGAGTATTACAACCAGAAGAAGGATAAGACAGACACAGCTCCGGTTATGACGGTGAATGATGTGTTTGTAGTCTGGTACAGCAAGAGCCTCCAGAATCATAAGGCCCTGCTCAGTACACCAGTGTCTGATGGTATGTATTATGAGCTGACGTATAACGGCGATAAGAAAGAGCTGTACTTTGATGCTTATAAGAAGTGGGAAAATATCTGTTACCCCATGTAATGGGCGTTGCGACGTCGCAACAGGAAGGAGCGCATGATGAATAGATTTCTAAGCTGGCTGAAACGGTTCTTTTGTCGGGCAAAGCCTGAATGTGAACACCGATATAGAAAGCACTGGTGCCGCCGCCATGGACCTTATGGTGGGTATGTGAGGCGGTGTGTGAAATGCGGAAAGGAGATCGAGAGATGAGTGAGTGTAAGAGAGAAATGAGATTAGATGATACAGCTGAGATGATGAGCAGCCCAGATTATAAGGAACGCTTTAGGGCTGAGTATTGTCAGGTTGCGATCCGATACCACAAGCTGAAAGCTATGCTGGATAAATGGGATCAGGGTATGCTGGACTTTAAACCGACCTGCCCCAGAAGCATTTACAGTATGCAGGTAAAAGCTATGACGGATTATATTGCGGTTCTGGAAGCACGGGCAGTAATGGAAGGCATAGAGCTGTAGTCATAGCAAGTCATAAAATTAGTCATAGACACGCAGGTGGGGCCTGGGTGTTATTTTTTCGCCTTTCCGGTACCGCAGGCGAAAAAGAACGGGACGTCACCGGGCGCGACCGGGATAACAAGCGAAGATGAAAGGAGCAACCGAACATGAAGAAAGAGGAACTGATTGCGAAAGGTCTGACAGAAGAGCAGGCTAAGGCCGTCATGGACATCTATACCGAGGAAATGAAGGGATTTATCCCAAAGTCCCGTTTTGATGAAGTGAATACGGCGAAAGCCGATCTGGAAAAACAGGTGGCTGACCGGGATAAGCAGCTTAAGGTCTTAAAGGATGAGGCTAAGGATAGCGAGGCTCTTCAGAATAAGATCACAGAGCTGGAGGATGCCAACAAGGCTACTAAGAAGTCATATGAGGATAAGATCCGTGATATGAAGCTGACCAGTGCCATTAAGGACCAGCTGACGGACTGTAAGTATCCAGAACTGGTAGCGGATAAGATTGACCGGACGAAGCTGATCCTGGCAGAGGATGGAACCGTGTCTGGTCTGACCGACCAGCTGAAGACGGTAAAGGAGACTTATAAAGAGCTGTTTACCCCGCCGGTCTCCGGGAAGACCCCGCCTAACAACGGGAAAACCACTCCACAGGTCACAGGTGATGCGACGAGGAGGGAACAGTTGGAGAAGCTGATCAACGATCCAAATACCCGTCTGTCAGACCGGATCGCAGCAAGAAATGAATTATTTAGCCTGAATCAGGCAGAAAGCGAGGAATAACATATGGCAAATCAGAAAGGAACAGGTACAACCTGGAATTTACCTAACTACGCAGGAGATTTATTTACTGCGGATGCAGTCAATACACCGATTTTTTCCGCGATTGGCGGTATGACCGGCGGTGTGCAGACAGATAACTTTGAATTCCCAACCGATTCCCAGTACAGTCTTCCGGTGGCAGCACAGCCAGCAATTACCGAGACAGCTTCCCTGACTGCGCCTCAGGCAGAAGAGATCGTGAGAAGCCAGAATACCAATGTGACCCAGATTTTTCATGAGAAGGTGTCTATTTCCTATGTGAAGGAGAGCAACCGCGGACGGATGAGCGGTCTTAACACTGCTGGACAGCAGAACAATGTACAGTCTACCGAGAAAGACTGGCAGATTGCAAGAAAGCTGGAAAAGATTGCCCGTGATATTGAGTACACCATTATCAACGGGGTGTATGCAAAGGCAACCAGCCCGGATGTGGCAAGCAAGACCAGAGGCCTTCTGGCTCTTTGCGGGGGTGATGGCGGTACCAAAGTAGACGGAAAGAGCGCAGTTTTAACCAAGGCTCTTATGCAGCAGCTGTTTAAAGCTATGTATGATGCAGGAGCTATTTTTTCTAATGTGGTTCTGTATGTGGGCAGTACTCAAAAGCAGATTATCACTGATATCTACTCTTATGCTCCTACTGACCGAAATGTGGGTGGAACCAATATTAAGCAGCTTGAGACCGATTTTGGAAACATCGGTATTGCCCTTGATCGTTTCGTGCCCCAGACCGCTGTTCTGGCTGC